ATATTGCAACCTTCATATCACCAATAACAGCTTGTTCTTTGAATGTATATGTACCTGCCATCTTGAATCACCTATTTACCTATTACTGTTAATGTACCATCATAAGTACCTGTACCATTCTCATCAAAAGTAACAATATTATCATTACCATTTGTACCTATAGCAACACCAACACTTACATCTTTTATATCTGTATTAGCTTTAGCAAAGTAAATCTCATTCATAGTATCAACTGTAACTGTATCACCATCAGTAAAGTTTGTGCATGTGTAAAAACTAACACGCCAGTCACCAATGACACTTTGTCTTTTAAGAGTATATGTTCCCACTTTAATCACCTACCCACTACAAGCAATCTACCATCATAGGTTGCTGCACTTGATGCTATTGTTATAACATTATGTAATTTAGCTGTACTCACTCCTGCACCTGTACCTATTGCTACACCAATGGCTTTATCCTGTGTCTCTATTGCTGGTATTGCTGAAAATACTTCTCTCATGTCTTCAACAGTAATTGTATCAGCAGTAGTGAAATTTGTACAATCATAGATAGCAAATCTTAGACCGCCTTCACTTGTTCTTGCTTTTAACGTATATGTACCTGCCATTTTATATCACCCATTTATAATTGAAAAAAAATAAAAAAATATACTTATGGTGCTGTTAAGTTCCATAAGATTACTTGTGAATCAAACCTGGTCATTACAAATGTACCATATGTCTTGAAGTATCCGCCTACTGCATCTGCTCTGCTGTATCCTGTAGCAGCAGCTCCTGCTGTAGTATCGCCTATACCATAGATTGGTACGTGCTGTTGGTCAACTCCACCCACTGTCCTGAAAGCAATTTCTTTCATGTCCAGCAAGTACATTGAATTGTCTACATCTGTTGAGTTATCTGCTCCACCTGAATCATTGTCAACACCAGTATAAGCCATTCTTTTTGACCTTACAATAGGTATTCCTCTGTAAGTTCTGACTCTGAATCCAGCAGCGATTTCTGTTGAACCCATAAATCTTTGCTGTGGCTGTAATAGCTGGTCTATTTCATCTGCTCTTTCAAATGAGCATAGAAATATTGGTTGTGCATCAAGTCTTCTCAACTCCTGTTTGGTTATTGCTGAGTTCAAGTCTTTTAAATCCAAGACTCCTTTAGCTGTTCCTGAAACACCGCAGTCAACTGCCTGCACCTCAACATAAGCTGTTGTTGCACCTGCTCTTGTTACACCATATGTTGATGTAGTATCTCCATGGTCTCCATTATTCAACATTAACTGGTATAATCCTGGATATGAACCACTCACACCAACGTTACTATCACTTCCATTGATGAATGCTTGTTCCTCTATCAAATTCATCTTTGATATTGCGTTTGCAGCTTCTTTTCCTAATACGTCAAAGAATCCACCTGCAAGTGTTAGTCCAGTAACTTCATAATCTGCCCTTAATGCTTTATATGGAGTCATTACTCTAGCTCTTGTAGTGTAAGTTGGTGCTGCTGCATCCCCTTCATCATAGAATACTGCATTAGCTCCAAGTGCTGTTTCCATAACCCAAGAAGCTACAATAGTTCCTGGAATCATACTTTCCCTTCTAACAAGCTGTCTAAATTCAGTATCCCTTGAAAAAGCATCACGAATGAGTGAGTCTGCTATTTTCTGTGTTTCGACACCACCCATATCTCCTTCTGTACCTGAGTATCTTAATGAACCTACTGTGTTCCTACCTAATACGGTAGAATTAGCAGCTACACCACTACCCAACGCTGTTCTGACTTTCATAAATGCGTCATTTATCATTTGTATCACCTAATTAAATTTTGCTGTGTGTTTTATGCTCATATCAGCAGTACCACCAGTCAACTGAGCCTGTCTTAGTTGATACTGTTCATTAGATTCCCCTGGTAGAGGATTCTTATGCAAATGGAACTCATGCTGTAGAGCCATTAATCTTCCCTGAATATCATATAAATTATTGCCATAGAATTTCTTAATACCTATTTCATTTTCTGCTGTTGGTCTTCTCATTTGTTCTATATAATCCTTAACAGGCTGTTTTAATTCCTCTAATGCTTCCATCCCTTCTTTTTGGATTTGTGCTGCATCAGGTTCATTGCCTAGTATTGGTTGTCCATATTTGTCCTGCGGAGGAACTATTCCTTGCGGTTGTCCTTGTGGTTCTTTTACTTTCTTTAAGTCTTCTATCTGTTGTTTGTATTCATCACGTTCTCTCTTTATAGTCTCTTGTTCTGTTTCTGCTTTTCTCTTGTCTAATTCGGTTTTTACACCTTCTTCTATAGCTTTCTTAATATCTAGTTCAGGTTGTTTCTGTTCTTTTTTAGGTTCAGGAGGTTGAGCAGTAGCATCCTCTTTTTTTGGTTCTTTCGTTTCATTTCCTTCCATGGTTCTCACCTTCATAAAATTACCCAAGCTTCTCATACATACCTCAGTAAACTGATTATCTGCAAGTGCTGGGCTGTCTGTATAACTTATACCATATAAGTTAACTTTATTGATATAATCCTCTTGATTGCCTTTGTCATCCTCTTGTGTTACACACTCTATAGGGTCAAAGTTTATGCTGTATCCTTTCAGATACCCATCAAGCAAGCTTCCTGTAATTGCTTCATAATATTTCTGGTGTTCAGTATCTACCTTTGCAAAATGTGGATTGGTCTCAGTACCGATTCTCAATCCATTATCATCAATATCAAATTCAATCAATTTAGCAATAGGAAGCTCTTTCATTTTTAGTGCTTCTTCTATATCATGCAAGTCATCATTTGAGAAATTATATTTCTTAGCAAGACTGACTATTCCTAAATCAGCTGCGGTCTTGTGCATGCCATCAATAAAGATTGCTTTATTCATCATCTGTTTTTGCATGTCTTCAATACAGGATGTGGTGAATAAGCTCTTGAAAGTTCTTGTAGTTCCATTAGGCTGTTTAATATAATTATAGAGGTCTTGTTTATTAGGTATAGAAGCATATCCTTTAACGTAGACCTTATCCTTTTCAGAGCCTTTACCAGCTCTTACCTGTATAAATCCACTATATGCTTTTATCATCTTCCCCTTCTTCCTTTACTACCGCAACCCATTATCTTTCACCCCATATAAATATGGAAATTCATTGAAGTTGGTCATAGACCTCATCTTCATAGACTGTTCTTTCAGTTTCTTAGTACCATCAGGTGAACTGCCTTCTTGGTCTAGTTTAGATTTAACAGACAACTTATCGGATGGCTGTCTTGAGGGACTTGTCATGTTCCGAGCTGTCTGGTTACCATCACCCATCATCTTCTGCTGTAATTCCATTGATTCTTCTGGAGTTGTGAACTCTTCTTCTGTAATATCTGTTATCCCATTCCTTTTGAAATATTTTACAATTGCTGTTGGTTTTACCTGCATGCTATGCATCACGGCTGCGTTCTTGAAAGTTGATTCTTCATCTTTGTATGTTATAGGATTAAAGTTAAATTCTACATGCTCAAACCCAAGAGCAGGCAATAGTTCCATATTAAGCTTATTTTCAATCTTTGTCTGGATTTTCCTGACACGTGTATTAAATGAGAATATCTGTGCTTCACTATTTGACTTGTTAGCACCATCCTTATTCACTAACCCAATCCATACAGGAGGTACTCTAGTAACCATTAGTACTGCCTCTCTTAAATATTCCAGTGTAGAAAACAAACCTTTGTTATTATCAAAATTAGCTGTGACTTCTTTAGTGTCAGTAGATGAATCTTCAGAACCATAAGTTATTATTGGCTTACCAGGATTAAGTCTTGCACGCCATATAATCTCACGTGCATCTTCATACTGCTCCTTGCTTGCTCCCCTTAAATGTATAAACAATTCAGGGTGAAGGTTCATAAACATCTGGTCAAGGTAATTAAATGAATTTTGTTTAGCAGCCCATACTCTTGATACTGGCTCTAAGGGAGTTTCTGAATATATCTTAGAACCCATCCATTTCATCCTAAAATGAATAACCCCTTCTGGAGAGAAATCAACTTGCACTGGTACATTACCACCGCTTTTGTTCCACGAGACTGAAGCATAATTCCTTGGTATTTGAGAATAACCTTCGATAGCACCGTGTATGCTGTATTTAATCCTCATCTCTGTAGTCTCAAGAGGGTGTAGTTCAGCTATGGTTGTACCACTTGGTCTCCTCAATTCTAAGAAAGAATCACCATATGTTATCATCTGGTAAATAATATTATCGAGAACTTCTGCAAAGTTTAACTCTTCAAATTGTTTCATTATTTTGTTTTTTTCAGTTTTAGACAAAGCCTTATCATTTGTCTTAGCCACAAAATCCCAGCCATTTCTTGTAACCATATCAACTGTAGTGTCTATGGCAGTTGCTATTACCTCATCTCTTTTCCACATTCTCTCCATGATTCTGTAATCATTTGGAGGCTGAATACCTGCGGGAGGTGATGCACTCTGATAATCCTTGACTGTGCCTCTTGACGTTCTCACGTCCATAAAAGGTCTTTCTATATTCAATGACATGAAAGGGACTAATGAACTTAGGATTTAGTTATCGTCTATAACTAAAGCCTAAGGAGTTAATGAGGTTAGAAACTGATACTCCTTTATATAGGTTATTGTAGGTAGGTTAAAAAACACACATTAGAAAGGGTATTTTCTCGAGTATAAGTA